CTACATCATCTTCATCAGTCTGTGTTAGTGGACTTTCTTCTAGCAATGTTTCTTCAACATATTCTTTTTTGTCTGTGTTCACTTCATCTTTTTCTACTTTGTAATCCATTAAGCTACACATTTATACCTCCCTAACATAAAATTGTTTTCTCATTGGTAACACTTTGTTATTTGGTTTGTTCTTCATATACTTCATAGTATCCCATATAGTAGATGCTTGGTTCATTCCTAATTTACTTTTTACTTCTCTTTGTAAATCTGAAAATCCTCGTCTTGGTTGTTCATTAATTTTACGCAACCTTGCGTAATCTTGTAATGTTATTCTATGTTTCATAGTCGTTCTCCTTATTATGATACCATCATATCAAATCTACAGGTTGTGTCAAGCATTAATTTTTATCTATATATTGTGTTCACTTCATACTATTTTACGCAACCTTGCGTAATATTTAATCGTGTTCACGTCATGGTCGTGTTCACTTCATATAAAAAAATAAATAAAAATAAATAATAAAAAAATATATAGGTAGGGTAGGGGAGGGGTAGTGTTGGAATTTTGACACAAAAAAATCCCTATGTAAATTAATACATAGGGATTATAGGGAGTTTTTATATTAAGCACTTTTAGGCAGTTTAACACCTTTAATATTTTTACTCTTTAAAAATTTATTAGTGCTTTCAAAATTTTTATTATTGGTTTGTAAATCATTTCTAAATGATTGAGCAAATAATTCTACCATTAATTTAGTTTCATTATCCCAATTTAAATAATTATCCAAAGCACTAGCAAATTTATCTTTTTTATCTTTGCTAGATTCTTCAATACTTTCTGAAGTATCGCTTTTATTACTATTATTTTCAGATTGATTTACATTGCCACTTGGTGCTTTGCTTTTATCTGAAAATTGACCATTAGCATTTATTGACTTTGTTATTTCATTTTGAGAAGTAAGTTTCTTCTCTTTAAAATAACTAGCAATTAATTTTAATGTAATTTCTTTATCTTTAGAAAACTTCATTAAATCAGTTAAAAAGTTTGGATTGTTAATAAATCTAGTGTATCTATCTATTTTAGATTTATTCAAATGCTTTTTAACTTTGCTATCATAACTAGCGAGTAAATGGTTATCACTTGCTAATGCTAATAAACAATCTTTTAAATAAGATTTATTCTTTAATTTAATACCTTGCTCATTAACTGTTATATTTTGGTCAATTTGTTCAATAATGATAACAGCATAATTGCTCATAATATTTGAATTAAATAAATTTTCAAATTCTGTTTCATTATTAAACATAGTAATAAAAGAATCTTTAACATTGTTATTATTAAATGTTATTACTTCAGTTTTTTTATTTATATTTTTAGTCATTTTATTTTTCCTTATAAAAGTTTAAAAATCTAAATACTTAAAGTATCTTTTAAAACTTACTAAATACTAAAAGTATCTAGCATTATTAAGATTATACTAATTTTCAGTTAATACAAGTATTAATTTTATTAATATTTAAATTTTACGCAACCTTGCGTAATATAAAGATATATAAATAATATAGCTATTAAATCAAATATAAAGCCCATAGAGTGCCATGTATTAAGTAAGGTGCTTTACTATCTAGCCTTATAAACTGATACATTAATTCTCAATGCTTCGCATTCTCATTGATAATAATTCTCAATTAGGGAGTTATAAGGTATCCTTTATGTTGTTTTCTCTAGACCTATACAGTATATACTAGACCCCACAGAAAAAAAACACACACATGCATATATACTAGATAGGGGGGTGCCATATATTTACCAAAAAACAGGTTTATAAACAAAATAATAGTTGACACGAGTGGGGGAGTAGTGTATAATTATATATAATATATAAAGATATTAGAAACATAAAGTACATTTGTTTATCTTTGTTTCTTTTTTTGTTTTCTTATAAGTAATATAATAACATACAATGAATATAACTGAAAATAATGTAGATTTAGAATCTATAAATAACTATTTTAATCTATATAGTACTCTCAATAAAGTTCACACCACTTATTCTAAAGATAGTTTCTTAGATTTTGTTTGTTTGATGGCTCCAACACTTGTTTCTGATTGGAAAATGGGGAGACACATAGAAGTAATAAGTGAAAAACTACAACAACTAGAGTCTGGAGAGATAAAAAGGCTCATGGTATTCCTACCACCACGTTCTTCTAAGAGTGTTATCTGTTCTAAACTGTTTCCTGCCTGGTATATTGGTAGAAATCCAGAGCATGAAATACTAACTGTGTCTCATAGTGACCAATTAAGTTCTGATTTTGGTAGAAGTGTTAGAGATATTGTTAATGATGAAACATTTCAAGACATATTCAAAGGTGTTCAGCTAAGAAGTGACGTTAGAGCTGCAGGTAAATGGAAAACAACACAGAATGGCACGTACTACGCAGCAGGTGTTAGAAGTCAGATAGCAGGTCGAGGTGCACACATAGCTATATTAGATGATGTGATGTCTGAAGAGGACTCCTTCTCTGAAGCAGGTAGAAGATATGTTAAAGAATGGTACCCATCAGGACTAAGAACACGTATTATGCCCAATGGTTCTATCTTAATCATAAATACTAGGTACCATTATGATGATTTATGTGGATGGTTACTAAAACAACAAGAGAATGTAGGTGATTATGCTGTAACTCCTTGGGAAGTTGTGCGTATACCTGCCTGGTTAGATGAAGACTCATCAAAATTATTACAATTACCAGTAGGTGGTAGTTATTTTCCAGAATGGAAGCCTGATGATGTTTTAAAAGTAGATGAAGCAGAGATTAAAGCTTCTAATGGTGCAAGATATTGGAACTCCTTGTATATGCAGGACCCAACTCCTGATGAAGGAGGAATAATAAAAAAGAAGTGGGTACAGTTTTGGGAAGATGATGCACCACCACCTTGTGAATTTATAATACAAACATATGATACTGCGTTCTCCACATCAAGAACTGCAGACTTTAGTGTAATACAAACATGGGGAATATTTCATAGCTATGAAGAAAATGAAGATGGTTATGAAAACTATGTATCACAATTAATACTATTAGGAAACATAAAAGGTAGATTTGAATATCCAGAGTTAAGACGATTAGCTCAAAAATTATATCACGAACATAAACCTGATGTATGCATGGTAGAAAAGAAAGCATCAGGACAATCATTAATACAAGATATGCGTAGAGCAGGACTACCTGTTTTAGAATATCTACCAGATAGAGATAAAGTAGCTAGAGTTTATTCTGCAACTCCTATGATGGAAGCAGGTAGAGTATGGATACCAGATAATAAAAAATGGTCAGAAGACTTATTAGAAGAGTTACTACGTTTTCCACATGCAGCACATGATGACCAAGTTGATGCAATGACAATGGCAATACATTACATGAAAGAGTCATGGCACCTTGAGCATCCTGAAGACCCAGATTGGGACGACCCACCTAAAAAGAAAAAGGTTGCATACTGGAGAACTTAGTGTTATAATAAAAGAATTAACAGGGGATTATGAAACAATCAGAAATAAATGAACTTATTTTAGATGAAGAAATAGTTTCTCCAGAAGAAGAGGAGGAAGAAGATTCATCTAATTATGCAATGGATGAATATTTAAATTTATTGCGTAAAGTAGCTCCTATGCTTGGAGAAGTAATATCTCCTGCTTCTGATATAAAAGAAGCACAAACAGGTTCTGCTAAAATTATGCAAGGAGATATATTAGGTGTTCCTCAAATAATAGGAGGTTTAGCAGGTATTCTTGTTCCAGGTTCTCAATATATTAAAAAGGGTGGACAAAAAGTTAGTAAATTTCTTGATGATAAATTAAAAGGTTATCATGCTACTCCAGAAGAAAATATTTCTTTAATAAAAGAAAAGGGTTTAAATCCTACAGGAAGAAGAAGTGTAGATGCAGACATAGGAGTACATGTAGCTTTAGACTCTAAGATTACAGATAATATTAAAGCTACTAGAAACTATAAAGGTAAAAAAAATGTTTATAAAACATTACCTTTAAATATAAATAAAGATACTAAAGCTTTAGAAATTAATGACCTTTCAGCTTTTCGAATACCTTCTTATTGGAATAAAGCTTTTGATGGAGTAAAAACAAATAAAGCAATTAAAGAAGATTTTAAAAAAGCTATTGATGAAGCTGAACAATACAGAGTATCTGCAACAAGAAATTATAAAAATAAATATGATGCATCTGAAGTTGATTTTTGGAGTTCAAATGAAGGTAAAGTTTATTGGTTACAAAAATTAAGAGAATTAGGAAATAAACATAATTTTGATTCTTTTGTTTATAATAATAAATTTGAAAAAGGTACATCAGATGCAAACGATAGTTTAATGTTGTTGTATCCAAATCAAGTAGATGAAATATTAGAAGTAAAAAAACAAGGGGGAATGGTAATGCGTAGTAATAATTATAATACACAGAGGGCAATATAATGGCAACAGAAAGAAATCCATTTGATAGGATAGAAGAAACAATATCAAATGTAGTACAACTTCCAGAACAAATTGAAGAGATAACAGACTCACCTACTTTCGAACCAGACGAAGATGGGGGAGTTACTGTAGACTTTACTCAGACCACTATAGAGATGGAACCTGAAAGTGAAACGCAAGAGTGGTATGGTAACTTAGCTGATACCTTAGATGAAGAGTCGTTAATACAAATTGCAGAAGATACAGTAAATAATTATACAGCAGACAAAGATTCCAGAGCTGAATGGGAGTCAATGTTTGAAAGAGGATTTGATTTATTAGGATTAAAGATAGAAGATGCAAGTGAACCTTTTGAAGGTGCATGTACTGCTGTTCATCCTATGTTAATAGAATCAGCAGTTAAGTTTCAATCAAAAGCCATACAGGAAATGTTTCCAAGTAATGGTCCTATCAAAACACAAATATTAGGAAAGGTAACTCCTGAAAAAGAATTACAATCTAATAGAGTAAAAGATTTTATGAACTATCAAGTAACTGAGCAAATGCCAGAATACTTTGATGAGTTTGAAAGAATGTTATTTCATTTACCTCTTATAGGTTCAGCATTTAAAAAAGTATATTATGATGCTAACTTAAAAAGACCAGTATCTGAATTTGTTCCTATAGACCAATTTTATGTTTCATACTATGCTTCTAACTTACGTAAAGCAGATAGATACACACATGTTATTTATAGAAGTCCTGTAGACTTAGCTAGAGATATGCGTTCAGGTATCTATGATGATGTAGAGTTACCTGAAGCTACTAATCCTAATCCTACATCTTTCTCAGAAAAGATGGATACAATATTAGGATTATCTCCTACAGAAAGTAGTGACCCACAATATACATTATTAGAACAGCATTGTTATCTTGAAATAGAGAAAGACTATGCTCTTCCCTACATTGTTACTGTGGAAGAGCAATCTAGAACTGTTTTAAGTATTAGAAGAAATTATAAAAAAGAAGATAAACAACAACAAAAGATTTCCCATTTTGTCCACTACAGATTTGTTCCTGGATTTGGATTTTATGGGTTTGGCTTGATGCACTTCTTAGGCAATCTTACTATGACTGCAACAGCAGCTATGAGAAGTCTAGTAGACGCAGGTCAATTTGCAAACTTACCAGGAGGATTCAAAGCAAAAGGTGTACGACTTGTTGGCGATAATGAACCAATAAGTCCTGGTGAATTTAAAGAAATAGAAGCAACTGGAGTAGACTTGAACAAGGCAATTATCCCTCTCCCCTATAAAGAGCCTTCCTCTACTCTATTTCAGATGTTAAGTTTCATAACAGCAACAGGTCAAAAATTTGCTGATAGTACAGAACAAATTGT